CTTCTTCTTATAGATCGTACGTTCATCGTAGATCCTTTGCATTATTTCTGGAAGAAAACCGTGGATGTCCCTTCTATACTGTGCTCCGTTGGCACACACTGCAAAATCTCCAGAGATTTGTACATCTCTAGCGAGCAATCCTTCCACAGATGCGGATGGATGTCTTCTATCCACCAAGGTTTCTGGGCTAATGTTGTACTGCATGATGAGATGAGGGTACAGACTATTGAGATCAAAACTGACGACCCAATCGTACATACCTGGTTTAGGTTCCTTGACGTAGGCACCTGCGTATTGTTCATTCTTACGTTCTCCTCTTTTCGGTGGGACAACAACGTTTCTCTTTTTAAGATCGTTGTATATTAATGTGTCCCACATTCGCACCTGTGAATACACATCAGACAAGTTAACCTTAGCGTCATATGCTAAGGACAATGCTAACTCAATCAGTTTCATCTTGCCTTCCAACTGGTCAACAAGTTCCACGTCATGAATATTATATTCTACGAACTTCTGCCAATCATTTGTATAGAATGCTTTAAAGTTCTCATACTCACTGTGATCTAACTTGTTCTCACCTAGTTCGACTTCAGCAATATGATCCAGACGATAAGATGCTTGTGCTGAATAAGTAAACTTCTGATACAAATCAAGATAGTCAAGGACCGTAACACCTGCAATATCATATGCAAGTTGCTTACGACCCCTGATAACTATCTCCCGATCCAATACTCTGTTCCACGGAGACAGAGACTTCTTCCACTTCTCACCTAACACACGCTCGACCCTGCGACAAATGTATGGAATATCATACAAGTTGCAGTTCCATCCAGTAATGACATCAGGAGTTTCAGAGACCCACCACTGTAGGAAGTCCTCTAGCAACTCTGATTCCGTATTAAATAACCTGTACTCATGTTCCCCTTGGAACTCACGAGTACCCCAAGTAGTAATCTTCTTGGTGATGAGATTCTTCATCGTAATACAAAGCATCTCTTCACGACACTCCTCTACAGAAGGGAATCCATTATCACATGCGACCTCGATGTCAATCGTATAGATCTTCATCAGATCCATATCGAAATCAATCTCATCAGGAAATTTATCTGCTATGAATTGATATACAAATCTATCATACCCATGCACCTCTAGACCTTCCACATTCTCGTACTTCTCAATGAAAGAACGAGCATCCCTAGCTCCATCGAACCTTTTGGGATGAGCATACCGACCATCTAGAGTTTTATATTTTGACTTCTTGGTTTGATCCTGAGGTACAAAATATAACAGGGGTCTGATCTTCTCACGATAAGTGATGGCATCACCATCTTCATACCCTCGGTAAAGGATATCATCACCAAGAAGTAATACGTCTGTATAAAAACCCATTAAGTAAGTGCTCTGTACTTCTCCGCTATTTCAGGAGATGGATCAATTATAGTAAAAACATTGTCACTTGTCAAGAACAAGTCACGTTGATCCGTATGCAAAGGATACTTCTCTAATGCACCGTCCTTAGTAATCATCATGCAATTTTCTATCAGAATGGATGGTTCTTCATCCAACTCTGTCATCATTCCCATCAGGTGTATCAGGGGGTTTGATTGTAGTATCAGTATCTTTAGCATTTTCTTCTAGTAGTTCATTGTATTTGGACAGAAGGTTGTCATGTGGTTCATATATTAATGCAACCGAGGGTATCGGTACCATGATGTATGAATGTTTAGAAAGTGGCACATAGGTTTGGAACTCAACGTCCAAGTGATCTAAGTCCATTGACTCTCCTTCTTCTAATAGCATCGCTTTGTTAGGTTGTAGCGTAAGTGCATAGGCAAAGTCTAACTTGTAAGCAAGAGGTGTACCATCTTGGTTACGCATCTCCTTAACGTCAGCTATAACGTCCTCTCCGTTTTGCATTCTTACGACCCTTACGCTCATAGTCTTTCTCCATTAGTTGATTAAATGTTGTCTTTACTAAGTCAGTAAAGGATCTTCTTGCAGAGATATTCTTTTCCTCTGCGAGGATGTGTACCATCTGCATAAACTCTTCAGTATACTCAGGTGGTATGTCCACAGTTAGGGTTTCTGCCTTATCATTATACCGATGGCATAGGTTTACATACATGTTCATAGTGTTATTGGCAAACAAAAAGAGACCTCTGGGGTCTCTTTAGTTGTACATTATATATGTACGTTATTCAGATACAATTTTCAGTCCACCAGAAAGTTTTGCTTCCAGTTTATGAAGATGTTCTAGCACATGGTCTAATTTAGTACTGAGTTCAGCAACAGAGTCAATAATCTGAACGTGTTGTGGATCTGAATACTCAACATTAAATACACTTCCATCACTTCCCTCTGGATATGATGTAACTGTTACACCTGCTGTAGTAGGAACAGGTGTCGGCTTAGGATCTATCTGTAAATCAATGTCTGACGCTTTCATTTGTTTCTCTCTACTAGGGTTTATGTTAACACATTATTATGTATGTGTCAATAATCATCAAAAGATGTATTTGATTCTACCCATTCAGCGTTGTTTCTACAATACGCATCAGCATCTATTTTCATGTGCAGGTGTGCACCTGTATGAATACCCTCTATCATTGCTACCATGCCAAGAACCATGACTGGTAGCATCCATAGAGGGTGACTCATTATCTTACCCATAGGGAAGAAATATAACTGTCTCTATTTAGAGATAGTCTTTACGAGCATGATGTTCTGGAACGATCTTTCCTAACAATACGTTAAGTAATCCGTTATCAAAGTCAACATGTTTGATCTCTACATCTTCAGACATCTGCCACATTCTAGTGAAAGATCTCTTGGCAAGACCACGATGCATGAATTCTCCCTCTTCCTTCTTATCTTCTATCTCTGCTGTCACATAGAGTTTACCATACTCTGTGTAGACTTTAACTTCTTCCTTTTTAAATCCTGCTAGTGCTACTTCTAATCTACTTTCGTGATTACTTAGATGGATTAGGTTATAGGGTGGGTAGTTACTGTTCTCATTGTAGGAAAAGAACTGATCGAAGTAACTGTCGAGTCCTATACCATACTTATTGATCTTATCCATCAAGGCAGGTAGATCAGCTGCACGATATCTTGCTAAATTTGTCATAATAGTCTCCTTTGTAAGCGAGTTGTTTGATTGTGGATCCTTTCGGCATCCACATGTATTTATAGCACACTTCTTACCCACTAGCAGTAGTGCTATCCGTATAAGTACCTGGTGAACATAATTTTTTTGATAAATAGAGCTAGTAATCCTACAACTAAAACGGAGAACAATGAAGAAATTAATTTTACTTCTTGGTATGGGGATGCTGTTACCAACTGCTGCGAATGCAGATCTAGTTCATAGATTGACGACCAGTACACAGTTAACTGTAGACGGGGCAGCAACACAGAGTACAAGAATAGGTAGTACTTACAGTGTAAGTGGTAACAACATCAAAGTGGCATCATCAGACGATCACTTCGGTAAGTTAGTAACACCAAGTGGTACTGCTGCTGCAACACTTGACGCAGGTACATACGATATTAATACTGCAGGCTCAGCTTTCAGCTTTAGTGAAAGTTTCGTCGCAGGTGACGCTGTAAATACTATCGGTAGTGGTGTAGACGTGACCAGTGGTGTTGTCGCAGACATGCCAGCTTTCGGTATCACAACTACTCAAAGTGGCGGTGTCGCAGGAACCCTTGCAGGAACTATAACCTCAGCAGGTTTGATGACAATAACAGCTGGTGGAGCTGGCACTACAGCTACGGGTCAATTCGTATCTGAACTTACCATAAATTAGGGATATATATAATGAAGAAGGTAGTATTAGCTAGTCTTACTATCATGTCACTAGGTACCCCAGTGATGGCGGTGCCCGTGGTCCCCAATTTTACCCAAGGCTCCATGACTAGCCACACCGAGACAACTTCTACGGTGACGGAGACCATAAATTCTATAGATTATAATACAGGATGGCAATATTCAGTGACAGGGACAGGGGTTTCCCACAATGGCGACAGCATCTTACCAGATGGAGTGACAACATCAGGAAGCATAGACCTTCTTGGAACGTCAGGAACGACACCCCAAACTACGCATGGTCTGGATCTCTCAACAGTAGGGAACTATACCATAACGACACCAGGAGCTGCCTTCCAACTCACAAATACATATCAAGGACCAGGGATCTCCAACCAGACCGTGATCCAAAGAGAAACCA